TAGCCTGAATATATAACCTTAATATAACAGGCAACCAAACGGGCACATTAACAGCGCCCGTTAGGTAACGGCTAGTAACAGTTCTCATTGGTTGCGTTAATTTATCCGTATCATAAATTAAACGCGCAAGATCGGATTGTGATAACCCGATCTTGTTAATTAAAGTTTTAAGTTGTCTATTGGTCATTTATTGATCCCACTCGTTATATAATTTTGCATTAAGTTTGTATTGTTTTTTGCTAATAGGAAATTCAGTAGTTAAATCTTTATTTAACTTAGGAAAACCAATTACACCAACAACATATTCGACATTATCTTTAACAAGAATATCGCCAATACTTAATGAATGAGAAGGAGCAAGATAAGTTATTTTTTCTTGATCCTCAGCGCTATAACGATTCATAATAACCCACGCCTCATTTAAATCGTTACAATTAATTTCAGCAACATTACCATAATGTGCATATAGTTCAGGAGTAAGTTTAGCTCCTTGTGTAAATGAGTATAGTTGATCTTCTAAATTATCTAAAAGATTTAACCAATCATTTCTAACTAAGTTTTTATTTTTAAGTTGTTTAACAATAATCATTTGATCGCTCCTTTGTTTAATTGTTTATACTACATATACACTAATAGTTTATATATACAATAGGGATTCCTGGTATTTAGCAGCTCTAAATGACATAGTTAAATAATGACAGAAAACAGCCATAAATCAGACAAAAATTTATTAAAAATATTGCGTAAAAAAAGATATACACAATAAGATAATATACACTTTTAAAAATATGAGTACGATTCCAAAAACATGGTCGCCTAGTGCGATTGCTACAGAGCTTGGTATGGATAGGCGTAAGCTAGGATTAATACTAGGGCGAGTAGAACCAATAAAACAATCAGGTAATAGAAAAGAATATTTATTAGTTGATGTTATAGATAAGTTAAAAAAAGAAACAGGTCAGGTTGTAAATTTAGAGGAGGCGCGTAGAAGAAAATTACAAGCTGAGGCTGAGCTAACAGAAATTGAATCAGCAAAAGCAAAAGGCGAAGCAATCGCTATAGATGATGTTGAACATTTAATGACTAATATTATTACAACGGCTAAATCCAAACTTTTATCAATACCAACAAAGTTAAGCCCTTTGTTATCAGCAGAAACAGATCAAAAAGTAATTAAAGAATATTTGGTTGATAACATTAATGAGGCTTTAGAAGAATTAGCTAAATATGACATACAACTCAACGACAACAGCGAAACAGAAATTACAGAAAGTAATATACAAGAGCCTCAACAGGTTCAAACCACCACCGCCATTAACGATAAGTAAATGGGCTGATCTTAATAGACATCTTAGCCCTGAGGCAAGCGCGGAGGCGGGACGTTGGATTACAGCAAGAGCAGAATATCAACGCGGTATAATGGACGCTGTTAGCGATCCTAGTAACGATCAAGTTATTGTTATGACCGCCTCACAATGCGGTAAAACAGAAATATTATTAAATACACTTGGTTACTTTATACAACATGAACCTTCGCCAATATTAGTTGTTCAACCAACGCTAGATATGGCGGGTGCATTTAGTAAAGATAGGGTTACGCCAATGTTACGCGATACACCTATTTTAAATGATTTAGTTCGCGATCCGCGTAGTAGAGATTCAGGCAATACAATAATGCACAAAGAATTTTCAGGCGGTCATTTAACAATGTGCGGTTCAAATTCTCCTAGTTCTCTTGCAAGCAGACCTATTAGGATTGTTTTAGTTGATGAGTGCGATAGATTTCCTATGAGTAGTGGAGCTGAGGGCGATCCCGTAAGTTTAGCAAGAAAAAGATCAGCAACTTTTTATAATCGTAAATTTGTTATGACCTCTACGCCAACTGTTAAAGGCGCAAGTAGAATAGAGGCTAGTTATAATTTAAGCGATCAACGTAAATATCATGTACCTTGTCCTGATTGTGAAACATATCAGGAGTTAAAATGGTCAAATGTAAAATGGGAAAAAGGTCAACCAGAAACAGCCGTATATGTTTGTTCGCATTGTGAGTATGAGTGGACGGACGCGGATAGGTTACGATCTATTAGAAAAGGTAAATGGGTTGCTAGTAAAAAATTTAATGGCATAGCGGGTTTTCATTTATCAGGATTATATTCAGGGTGGACGAGCTTAAAGGACGGCGCAATAGAATTTTATCAAGCTAGAAAACTACCTGAAACTTTACGCGTGTTTACGAATACTTACTTAGCGGAATCATGGGAGGACGCGGGCGAACAAGTTGATAATATGAATTTATACGATAGACGCGAAAAGTATGAAACAGGTACAGGTAATATTCCAAGTGGTGTTGCTGTTATAGTTGCGGGTGTTGACGTTCAAGACAATCGTATTGAAATGGAAATTTTAGGCGTTGGGCGTAATGAGGAAACATGGTCATTAGAATACAATGTTATTTACGGCGATCCAACTAGCCCTAATATATGGACGCAATTAGATACATTATTAAATAAAACATTTAAATTAGATAGTGGTGTTGAATTACGCATTAGTTCAGCGTGTATAGATTCAGGCGCACATACGCAAAATGTTTATCAGTTTTGTAAACCACGATTTGCTAAACGTATTTTTGCAATCAAAGGTATAGCGGGATCAGGTAAACCAATATTAGGACGACCAACAAAAAATAATATTGCTAAGATACCTTTGTTTCCTATTGGCGTAGATACAACTAAAGAACTAATTTATTCACGCTTAAAAATACAAGACGAGGGATCAGGCTATTGTCATTTTCCCGTAGAATACGATCAAGAATATTTTTTACAATTAACAGCAGAAAAAATAGTTACTAGGTATCATAAAGGTTTTGCAAAAAGAGAGTGGATTAAAATAAGACCAAGAAACGAGGCGCTAGATTGTCGAGTATATGCAATAGCTAGTTTTACCGCTCTTAATACAGACATAAATAAATTAGCTGATCGCTTAGACATGAGATCAACAACCTTTTCTAAAGAAGAACAAGGAAAACAATTAACGAAAAAAAGACTACGCCCTAACTTTGCTAACAGTTGGCGTAAATAAAAAAGGAAGAAATAGATGAACGCTTTAACCGATTATGCAACTACAGAACCTAAGACTTTTAGAAAAGGCGATACTGTAATTTGGAAAAGAACAGATATTGATTCAGATTATGACACAAGTACGCACAGCGTAGTTTTCTCAGCAAGGTTACAATCAAACGGATCAACAACTTTTTCAGCTACCGCTACTGAAAGCGGTAACGATTATATTTTTACATTAGATAATTCTAATACAGCTAATTATACAACAGGCATTTATACTTGGGCTATTAGAGTTACACAAACCTCAGATTCAGAAACAATTACTATTGATGAGGGAACGATTGAGGTTAAGGATAATTTATTTGCTGATACAGGCGATACACGATCGCACGCAAAAAAAATGTTAGATAAGATTGAATCTGTTTTAGAGAATAGAGCAGACGCGGACGTAATGTCTTACTCAATAGCGGGAAGATCATTAGCTAAAATGAGCCCACAAGAATTAGTTGAGTGGCGTGATTATTATAGGCGTGAATATAATAAAGAAATTAAAAAAGAACGAATTAAAAACGGCGAAGGTTCAGGCAATTTAATTAAAGCGCGTTTTGGTCAAACAGACCCGCATAGAGAATATTTTGATAGGTTTTAATTATGGGTATATTTGATATTTTTAGAAAAAAAGAAAAGAAACGTAATTATAAAGCTAGTCAATACACGCGTTTAATAAATGACTTTGTTACAAACTCAAAGCCTGAGGACGAAATATTAAAAAGTTCATTACAAACATTACGCGATAGAGCTAGAAATTTAGCCCGTAATAATCCTTATGCTAGAAAATTTATTCAAGTGTATGTTGTTAATACTATTGGAGCTAACGGCGTAACATTACAAAATAGAGCTAAAGATGATTCAGGCGCATTTGATAGAGGCGCTAATACAATAATAGAAAATAGATTTAAGGATTGGGGTAACGGATCGCCAACAGTTGACGGCAAATTAAATTGGATTGCTTGTCAACGATTACTAGCAGAAACATACGCAAGGGACGGCGAAGTATTAGTTAGGCTAGTTAAAAATTATAATAATGATTATGGTTTTGCTTTAGAGTTTATGGATTCAGATTATTTAGATCACAAACTAAATAGAGCTAAATCAAAAGATAAAAATGAGATTGTTATGGGTGTTGAAAAAGACAGCTTTGGTAAACCCATTAATTATTATTTATTTAAAGACCACCCTAATAAAAATGGTTTCAATACACATAGTACAGATGATTATAATATTATACCCGCAGAGGAAATAATACATTTTTACAATCATCAATTTCCAAATCAAACAAGAGGTGTACCACCGCTAACGCCCGCTATGACTAACTTAAAAATGTTAGACGGCTATTTAGAGGCTGAGCTAGTGGCAAGTAGAGTAAGCGCAAGTAAAATGGGTTTCTTTACAAGTTCTACAGGGGACGAATATTTAGGCGAAGATACAACAAATACGAATAATATGATTATGAACGCGGAGGCGGGTACATTTGAACAATTACCGCAAGGCGTAGATTTTAAAACTTTTGATCCGCAACACCCGTCAAGTGCATTTACCGATTTTACTAAAACAGTTTTACGTTCAATAGCTTGTTCACTTGGAGTTTCTTATAACTCTTTAGCAAGTGATTTAGAAAGTGTAAATTATTCTAGTTTAAGACAAGGAGCATTAGAGGAGCGCGACTTTTACCATTTAGAACAAAGCCGTATTATCTCAATGTTTCATACTAAAGTTTTTTCTACTTGGCTTGATATGGCTTTACTTAAAGGCGCATTGTCAGGTTCAAGCGGTGTACCTTTACCCGCAAGCAAGTATTTAAAATTTAATAGACCTGTTTGGTTTCCTCGATCGTTTACTTGGATTGATCCATTAAAAGAAGTGCAAGCACAAAAAGAGGCAATACAAATGGGTTTTATTTCTATGCAAGATGTTGCGTCTAATTATGGACGGGACGTTGAAACTTTATTTGAATCTATTCAGCGCGAAAAAGAATTAGCTAAAGAATACGATATACAAATTCAATTTGAACCATTTGGGGCAAGAGCAAACAATAATGAGGAAGAAGAAAATGACGAACAAAGTAGTTAAAGAAGAAGATAAATCGTCAAGACATATTCAGCAAATTGTTGAAGATGATGAATCGGTTACGATTAAATTTGGCAAATCGCAACCTGAGGCACAAGAACAATCTTATGAAGATGATGACGATAATAAAAAAGACATACAAATAAAAGAAGAAGAAAAAATTATTGAACGCAATATAGATTTATCAGGTTTACAAGAAACTAATTTATCAAGACAATTTAGATTAGCAACAGAACGTAAAATTAATGATGATAAAAGAACAGTAGATTTAGCTTTTAGTAGTGAGGAACCCGTTGAGCGTAGTTTTGGCTTTGAGGTTTTAGATCATGCTAGAAGTTCAGTAGATACCGATTTTATGGATAGTGGACGATCGCCTTTATTATTAGATCACGACATGACCAAACAAATCGGAGTGATAGAAACAGTTAGTATAGATTCAGACCGCGTTGGGCGTGCTGTTGTTCGCTTTGGGAAAAGTGAATTAGCTAACGAAATTTATCAAGACGTTAAGGACGGAATTCGCAGTAATATTTCTGTGGGCTACCAAATTAACAAAATGGAAAGACAATCTAAGAGTAAAGAAAAGAGGGATACTTTTATTGTTCGCGATTGGTCGCCTTTAGAAATCAGCGTTGTTTCAATACCCGCCGATCAAAGCGCTAGCGTTGGGATCGGTAGAGCGAGTGAGGAAACAAACAAAGTAATAATAACTCAACAACAGGAGAGGACTAAAACTATGGAAAAAGAAAACATAGAAATAAAAGAAGTTCAAAAATCAGTTGATGTTGATAGCGTAAAAGCTCAGGCTAGATCGGAAGAAACAAAAAGAATCCGTGAAATCCAAGAGTTAGGCGCAAGACACAACCAAAAAGAACTATCTGAAAAAGCAGTTAATGACGGCGTGTCATTAGCAGAATTTAACGGACGACTTTTAGAAGCTATTGGTAAT